AAGATATGAGGAGGTGGCCGAAGAAATGGGGCTTAGCCTCCCCACAGTTAGAAGGGCAGTAAGGGAAATGAAGAAGGTTGTTTAATATGACGAATATTACCAAATAAACAACCTTAATCTTTGATCAAATTAACTACCAACAGCCAGTAGTATTAACTATTAACTTTACAGACAATGAAAGGTAACATATACATAAACGGGGTTATAGGTACATTCTTAGACGATGACGGGTTTATTGTTGAAAAAGGCGTAGAGCTTTTGGATGTGATAATGCAAGTTAAGAACCAACCTAAAGCCGATTCCTTTAATGTTTATATCACCTCCCCAGGCGGTGTTGTTACAAGTGGCTGGGAAATACACGACTACTTAACAAGCTTAGGGAAACCTATCAAAACCATAGGACGTGAAATGGTGGGCAGTATTGCTACTGTGATATTTATGGCAGGAACAGAAAGGGAGTTGAAGCCCGGGACTGATTTTGTTATTCACTTACCTTCAGGCGGAATTAATGGTAATTCAGATGACATTTCCGAATATGCCCAAATGATTAAGGGCGTTGAAAAGAAAGTTCTAAAATTCTACGAAGATAAAACACAGCTTAGTGAAAGTGCTATCCTTCCATTGCTTCGGCAAGAAACATTCTTAAGACCAGGTGACGCTTATAAATTAGGCTTTGCAACAATAAGGCCGGAGAAACAAACCCCGGTCGCATATTTCAAAAACTCAAAAAATGAAAATAAAATGAGCAAATCAAAAAATAAGAAAACCCTTTGGGATGAATTTAAAAACTTCCTAAAAACTGAAGGTAATGAAAGCATTCTGAATAAGATTGTTTTTTCTGCGGATCAAACTGAATTAGACTTCTACGAATTAGAAGATGATGATGCAATAGTATTAGGAACAAAAGCCCGCGTGGATGGTGCGGATGCCTCCGGGGAGTATGAAATTCCTAAAGAAGATAATCCAGATCAATCGGTTACTTACGTTTTTGAAACAGGGGAGCTTACCGAAATTAGAGAACCTGAAGCAGAAAGTAATGAAACTGATGACGAGGAAATGAACACGATCAAAGAGGAAAACGAAAGCCTTAAAAAGCAGCTATCCGAAATTCAAAATAAAGTAACTGATAAGAATGAGAAGATCACAAACTTAAAGGCTGCAATTAATAAAATTAAGGAGCTGGAACAGGAAGAAACCCCTGTATTAGCTAAGAAAGAAAAACCAAAAAAGCCACAAAACGAAGTCAAAAAAACAGCGGCTTCAGCGGCAATTGCTAATCTAAAAAATAAATAACAATGGCATACACAGATAACTTTGTAACAACCCTATTGCCGCTGGTAGACGATTTAGTTTCCGCGGACAAAATGGAATTAAGCGAATTGCTTTACTCCAAATCATTTGATGACGGGGATATTTCCGAAAGTCACACGATAACACCGGGAGTAAGACACGGGAGCGTTATTCCTATCTTGAACAACACCCCTAATTACGATAGCTTCCCTTTTGTGGATGAAACATCTTGCGCGCCCAATGATTGCGACATTACTAATGATTTTGCATCTCACCAATGGGAGCTTGGTCTTATCGAATGTAGAGTAGGGATTTGTTTACGTTCTTTTGACGAGAGATTCTTGAGATTCTTCAACCAATGGAGACACACACAAGAGGGTGAGCCAGATCTTAATACTGCAATGATTGCATTTATGACGGATGCATTTAGCCGAGACCATAACGCTGCAATGTGGCGTACATCTTGGTTCGCTGATAAGAATTCCGCTTCACCGCTTTTTAGTAAGTTTGACGGGTTCTTTACTCAGGCTGAAGCAAACGCATCTCAGGTAATTGATATTGCCAAGAATGACGCGCTTACTTTTGCAGAACAAAAAATGACAGGCCAAGAGGTTTACGATACTTTGGAAGCTATGTACTTAGAGGCAGGAACCCAATCTTGGTTTGACCCTTCTATATTAGAATTCAGGGTAACACGTGCAATGGCAACAGCCTTGGTTACTTTCCTTAATGGATTAAACGATCTTAAAGGATATAACTGTGAATGTATAGACCCGAATACAGCTACTCAATCAAGAGTGTTTATGCTCAATGGGCTGCGTATTTTCGGAATACCTATTATGGTGCACAATGCCTGGGACGGAGTAATTAACGGAACGACTGAATTAAACGGAGGTGGGGGTACTGCTGCAAGGGTAAATCCAAACAGGGCAACCCTTACATATAGAAACAACCTGTTAATAGGTACTTCACAAATTGAAGCTCTTGAAAGTATGGATGTTTGGTATTCCAAGGATGACAAGAAAGTTTACGTGGAAGGAAGTTCTTACTTAGGAGCTGGGATTCCAATGAAGGACGAATACATACTAGCAATTTAAAAAAAACACAGAAATTATGGCAGTATTACCATTATGTGCGAGATTGGGAGTAGGTCAAGATATTAGCTGCGTGCCTGTTCAAAGAAAGTACTTTCAACAGGCAGTAGTTATCAATAGAACGGACATTGCTGAATATACAATCAACAAGACCGACTATGACACTGCACCCGAAACGCCATTATATAACGTAGAATTTACCCTAAAGGCTGGGGCACAAGGTTATCGTTTTTCAGGTTCTGAGAATGGATCTATTTACTTTGGCCGGTACAATAAATCTACTTCAGATTTAGGTTTGCCGCAGTATTCGCACGAGGTGCAAATGTTGGTAGCCGGAGCAAGCGAAGAAGCTAAGGCTATTTTAGAATCTTTGGACAAAGGTTCTTATGTAGTCGCTATGCAGTTTGGCGATGGCACGGTAGAAGTGTATGGAATTCAAAACGGTGTATCCACAGGAGACTACACTTATTCAATTCAAGAAAACGGAGGGGGAACTCCAATAGTATTATCAAGTAATGATGGAAGCCCGGAATCTTCCCTTCCATTGGTCTATAAGTCAACTGTGGCAGGCGATGAGGAAGCGGATTTTGATTCTGCCTTCGCTCAACCGGCAGCCTAATGGATTTAGACGAATTTATTAAATTAGAAACCCATAAGGTGCGTAACAGCGAAAGTCTTATGGGTTTTTATTTGGAAGAATTTGAACGTATCTTTGGACGTAGACCAAACTGCGCTGGTTGCACCTTCAAAAGCGACTGGAAGAAATTTATAAATAGAGTAAAATCAGGTGGAGACACCAAAATAAATAAAGTTATGGCAAATAAAAAGAAATCATTTTCATTACAGCCCAGGCACACAAACACAATCTTCACTTATCTTAATGATAAGAAACGTCCGGTTAGAACTTACGGTTTTAATATGACTGAAGATTTTGCAAAGCAGTATCTTTCAACGGGGAATAAAGCGCAAAAAGAAGATCGCAAAAAAGCTTTTAAAGTTTTGCCAGGGGAAACATTCATAAAATCAGGAGACGGCTTGATAGAATTATCAAAAGCAACCGGAAAAGATATGGATGAGTATGCGGAAGCCAATGATATTGATTTTGGCGAAGCTACCAAGGTCGATGAAAAAAGAGAAATCATAGCAAAAGAACTGTAAATGGCAATCGTTAAATCGGTAAGAGCTAAACTATACGAGTTGTATTCCCGGGTAATAAGTGTTGACGAAAAAGACGACAGCATTTACACCAACGGGGATAACAACCTGTACCCGTACGAATTGGATAGAGCCATTAACAACAGCCCCACAGCTAAACGGGCTAAGACTATAATGGCTAACTTCATTTCGGGCAGGGGCGTTACTAACGATCGTTTGGTTAATCCTAAGCGAGGTTTATATCTAAGCGATTTAGTCAATGATATTGCTAATGAAATAGCGGGGCAATACGGTTCGTTTATTTGGATTGGGTATGGATTTAATGATGACGGCGACTTAGTGAAAAAGAACCCAGAGGTTCTAGACTATGCTAATTGTCGTGAATCGAGAGAAGATGCCAATGAATATCCCGGTAGGATTTACTTGAAAGATTGGGCTGCTAAAAAAAGTATGTTCGGTAATCGAAAGAAAGAAGATAAAAAATGGTATTACCCGTTCAACGATAACCCTGAAATTGTAAGGGCTCAAATGCGTTCCGATGCAGCTAATAAATCAGGTAAGGAAAAGGAGGATGTTACTATTGAGGAGATGGTAACGAATTATAGGGGGCAAGTTTTCCACTTGAATTTAACAGAGCGTTATAAATATGCTCTAAGTCAATTCGATTCCGTGTTCAACGATATGGATTCTGAATATCGATTTTCTTTGTATGTGAATACTCAAATGAGAACCGGATTCTTAGGTAAGACTATATTTATTACGCAGGGATTAGATGAACAAGCGGAAGAAAACACAGGAAAAGACCTTGCAAAGTTCTTAGGAGCTGAAAATTCAGGCAGTTTGTACTATCTAAATGTAGAAGAAGCGGAGAAATTAGATAATGTTTTGAAAGTTGAGCAGTTAAAACCTCAATTAGATGATAAATTGTTTGTCGAAAACGATAAGAGAATCCGAAGAAACATCTTAGGGGCTGCAAACAACCTACCGGAGCCGTTAATATACGCAGGGGAGGGAGCTTTATTCGGCACTTCGGCTGATGCCTATACCGAAATGAAACTATTCTACCAAGAGCAAACGTTAAATGAGCGTTCGGCATTGGAGAAAACCCTTGAAAAAATAGGGTTCCCAGCTAAAATAATTCTAATAGTAGAAGAGGATAAAGAGAAAATATCATCTGGCGGCGAAAAATCTGAAGGACAACTAAAAGCACAAGCCGCTTTGAAAGGCAGCGTTGGTGGCGTCCAAGGTATTTTAGGGATTCAAGCATCTTATGCACAAGGCAAAACTGATTTCGAGAGTGCTATTACTATATTAGTTGAGATCTATGGTTTTACGAGAGAAATATCCGTTGACTTATTAGGCAGACCAGACGAAGATCCAAAACCAAACTTAGAAGAAGATGGCAAAAATAACGAGGAGTGATATTGAGAAGATAGGGCAATTAGGCACGCATTGCGACCAGGAAAAGCTTTACTTGGCTATTTCAGAAGCTGAAAACTTTGATATGCCTGATTTGTTTTGCGATTTCTGGAATGATATTGTAGAGAACTGGGAAGAAATAGCATACACCGACTTAATTAATGGCTCTGCATACGAAGGCTGCAATGGAACAAGAATCCATTCCGGAATAAAAACTATCTTATCTTATTATGCGTATGCCCGGTACACGGTTTTAAATCAATTCAATGACACACCAAGCGGTAGCGTATCGAAAACAAATGATTTCTCAATGCCTAAGCCGTTAAAGGAGATTCAAAGCTTTTCAGACAAATACAGATCGATGGGCTATGTAGAATTTGAAAGAACAGAAGCCTACCTTTGCAAAAACCGAGATTCATTTTCAAGCTTTCATTCCAATAACTGCAAAGGTTGTGGCTGCAATGGCATATGCGGGGATAAAACAAACACCAAAGGCTACGGGCTTTCCGGTAAAATAATTTCAAAATATTGAGTTGCTTAGATATACATAAGGGTACAGATTTTAAGTGCGATAATCCAGACACCCGATATTACCAGCACCTGGTATTGATCAATAAAGACGATGTATTAGCTCATAATATAATCAGTCAAGGCGACCAACACCGTATATTATTTGCATTAAAAGAATTAAAGTCGGGATTTAGATATTCCGGCTCCCCAGATGGAGCTGCATTAATTCCGAATTTCTCCAAAGAAATTGATGAGAATATTCCCCAGTATTCTCATTACGTGCAGCTCCCTCTTTTCGGGGCAAGCGAAGAAAAAAAACAGATACTAAAAAGATTGGACTTCGCTAATTATTTTGCAGCGGTTCGATTAACTTCAGGATTAGTTGAAATATATGGTTTTGAGAATGGCTTAACAACGGATGACTACACCTATTCTTTACAGGAGAATTTCGGAGGTTCAATAATTGAATTGATAAGCCGGGATTTAGAAGATGACATACCTTATATTTACCACTCGGACACCCCAGGATTAGATTTCGAAAACTTATTCGAGGGAACAGAACTGGGGCAGTTAGGAGATTTTAACGAAGACTTTAACAATGATTTTCTTATAGGATGACAGAAGCACGAATTATAGCGCGAATAGAGCAGTTTATTATTGAGAATGGTAATCAGGAGATTACCGCTAATATTCTCAGGCCTATACTGATTTCTATTACCAAGCAAATTAATGACAAGGTAGGCGAGTTAGATCAGTTGAATACTGCGGATCAGTCCTCAGTTGTAGCGGCTATAAATTCACTAATATCCGAGTTCCCGAGTGCAGGGAATGTTGTTATACACCCAGGGGAGAATAATCCAAACAATATACCTCCTACAACTTTTGAAATTACAGATTATTACTGGCAAACAGCGGCAGGAGCAACGGTTGCGTTGTGGCAATACAATGGGCAGTCTTGGGTGACTATTTCGGGAACGGTTTTAAAAACAAGAACCGAGAAAGTAATTATCGAAGATTGGGATAATATTGTTGTCCCACAGGTAGCAAGACAAGATGATGAGGTTTTATTTATCTTTGCTCACAAGCCATTATTAGGCGGCAACTTTGAAAAGTACACGTGGATATATGACGATTCATTAGGTCAAAACTTCTTAATATCTAAGCAAGCGGTAGATGGGCAAACTTTCAATTATAATTTAGGGGAGATTGGAACGCAGAACATTAGTGATATTGTAAATGCTTCCAATTCTTTTTCTCTAGATTATGGACAGGCTATTGTCTTTAAAGCGAAGCGTAATGGCGTGGATCTAGCTTACATCTATTACGGAAAAGAAACTGAAATAGGAAGTGGACAATACCAAACCAATGAAAGCGAATATTGGGAGATTATAAAATATTATCCGAGCCGAAACATAGCTGATTTCGTACCCAACGGCGGCAACACAACAGACACCGGGCAATCATTGCGGGATGCTATTGATGCGAATGAAAATGAAATAACATTACAAGACATACGTATAGGTGAGGTTGA